CACCTTTGTTCACTTTTGGGGGAATTTTGCCAAGCCCAAGGGCTAGTCTGCACATTTTACTACACCTATGCAGAAAAAGGAAGTGCTAGTCTTTCCTAGCAGTCAGAGGTTTGTAGGTGTCCTCATTCACCATGCATAACCGAATCGGTTTAGATTCACTTTCGGTTCACTATCGATTCACTTTTTAGATAAAGCATATGGTAATGACTAAAAGGATAAATGACAAGCCCCCTAAGACTTTGTCCCAAAATGGCTCTTGATAATATTCTTGCTGACTAGGCAGCCCCCTCATCATTTCATCAATCTCATGCCTGTTCATCCTCAACCTCCTCAATGGTGATCTTGTACTGCTTGCCATTGCGATCCTCAACCATGATGGTCTTCTTGGTAGAGGCAAATGAACCACTAGGGTCATTGTCAGACTTGATCATGCCGACACTTGAGAGCATCTTCTCTCTATCATTGACCTTGAGATGGCTTTGGATGATGTGGGCAATGTAGTCACAATAGGCAAGTCTGACCTTGGGTAAGGTCTCAAAAAACTGCTTGACAATGGTGTCCATGGTTTCAAAGTGTGTCATTTTTCTTCTCCAATTTAAGGTGTTGCAAAAGTTGTACTAAGACCAAAGCATCATGGCTATTGGCATTCTTGATCTGATTCTCTATCTCATTGAGGGTATAGGCATACCCATCATTGAACCCCTTGATGTAATCTGACATGGTTGTCTCAGACATGGTCTAACTCCTCACTATTCTTTAAAAGTCTATACATTGTTTCCTCTGAAGCACTCATCTCCAACACCTTGTTGAGTTGCTTGAAGTTGCCCTTGATTGTGGAGTAGTGATGCACCCTCTCCATGTAGTCATCTCCTTTCATGTGATTGCCATGTGTCCAAAGCCCATGTAGGCAGTCCATGACCTCAAAGTAGCAGTCTTGAGTCACCCTACCTACTTGGAGTCCATTCTTGTCACAAATGCTTGTATAAGTTGAAAAGTGATTGCTTGGGTTTTTAATGAAGCCCCCTTGTGCAATGATTCTGATGGCTTCTTTTAACTTGATTGTGTTCATGCTCATGCTCCTATGTTGTTGTAATAACCTTGATTGCAAAACCTAACTGATACTGAGTTAGGCATCCTCTTGATGACATCAGCATCAGTCATCCCCCCTACAAACCATGTGATGGACTTGATCACATCCTCAATCTGATCCTCATTCTCAAGAACAAGAGTCTTCTTGATTGGGTTCTTCCAATTGGAAGTTGGCTTGACCTTGTTGAACCAATCTTGCATTTGGTCTTGGGTCAACTCAGCCCTTTTAGCCCTTGGCTTGAACTCTGATACTTCTACAAGTGTCAACATGATTAAGTTGTCCTTAAATGAATTGATATGAGTTAAGACCAAACTGCTTGTTCAAGTAGGCAACTGCTACTTCCATGTCATGTGTGTTGATAGTTCTATAGGTATTCTTGTTGTCAGTAGTGAGTTTGAAGCAAATGCCTTTCTTCTTTGCCTTAGCCAACTTCTTCTCTTCCAAAATCTTGTTGACCAACTCTTCTACAAACAAGCCTACTTCCATGTCATACATCTCATCACAAAATGAACTTTTCCACTTTGGCAAAGTCTTCACATAGTTGTGCAATAAGGCATAGTTAGGAGTCACATTCCATGTGTGTTGCACACCATCTTTGCCAATGTAAGTATTGATTGAGACTTTGGGTGCATCCACATCAAAGCAATGCACATCTACCTCACCCCCATTTGCATCATCCAAGATTTCTGCAAACTTTTTGCCATCAAGATACAAGGTTGCTGAATAGCCAACACCCTCTCTACCATTGAAAGACTTGATGTTTTTTACTGAGAAGTTCATTTTGATTTCCTAAGAGTTTATGAAGTGTTTTGAATCCCCCCTTGAGGGGGGAGGCTGATTTACTTAGATGTGACCTTGACTGAGAAAACTGCTGAGGTCTTTGTGTACTGAGCAACTTGCTCTGATGTGATGCCAAGATCAGCACACAATGCCTTGTAGTCAACTGAACTTCTATTGGACTCAATGTAGGTTGCCTTGAACAATGAACCCTCTACAACCTTTGCACCTCCTAAAGATGCTTGGTCTTTGATGGAATCCTTGATCATGTCGGCTTGCTTGGTCAGATCAGCAATCTGAGCCAAGAGTGTGCCAAGTGTGTCTACTGATACTGCTGAGATGTTGAGAGGTGCATTCATTTGTTTACTCACTTTTGTTTAAGTTACCCAACTGAATTTGTGTTGGTGATGCTAGTGTAATATCAAATTAAACGATTTACACCCCCCTTGTTGTAAAAAAAGCAAAATAAATGCAAAAACTAGGGAAATCACCTAGAAAAAAGCCTCTTTAGGGTCACATTTAGGGCATCCAACTCCCCCATTTTCTTGATTGACCACATCCTTTTCTGCCCATGCCATCCATTAAATGACCCTTGATGGCAGTCCTTACAGAGGGCAATGCAGGTGTATTGCAGTCCTTGCTCTATGTGGTGAGCATCTGAGGGTCCTGGGTCATCACAGACAGAGCAAGGTAGTTCCTTGACTCTGCCTAAATGCTCCCTCTCATCCTTAGTGAGTTGGTTGTTCATATGCCCTTTAGATCAGGGAATGCTGCATCCACAATTGCACGAATTCTTTCATTAGTTTTTCTGAGCCTTTCTGCTCTCACAATGAAAGGTGTGACAAACCAAATTGATCTTTTGTTATGACTTAGTTTGGCTAAGATGCGCTGGCGATTCTTTCTGACTTTCATACTGCCTCCACGATAGGTCTTGCTGTTCTATGCTTGATTGCGTCATACACCACCTTGATGGCTTGCTCTAGTTCACTGATAGTGCAAGCATCAAGTTGTGCATCATGTATTTCTATGCCCATGTTGATAGCCTGCAACTCTGGGCCTGTGAAGAGAAACCTCCCTTTGTCCAGGCCCCTTCTAGCCATGTAAAGAATTGCATCTTGGGCTTCCTTGATCTCAGCTGCATAGTCTTTGCCAAGGTCAGGGTTGATGATGTACAAAGCCTCTGCCATGTTCATGGCGGCAATCAGAACATCCACTTGATCTCGGTCACCTTTGCCTTGGATGAAATCAAGTAGAGCCTGATGGTTTTTAATCTTCAAGCCGATCGCCTCCTCATGCTCCCTCATAGGCTTAAATCCATTGATGACCCAAGTCACAGGGTCAGGGAAGACTTGGCGGGGTCTGTACTTGCTACGCTTTCTCATTGCTTGCCCTCCACATTCTTTTCATAGTCAGCAATCCTCTGACCGATCCACTTCATCACAGGAACCGCCATAGAGTTGCCCAATGCCTTGTACCTTGGGCCATCAGGACAGTTAGTTCTGATGTTCGTGTAACCATCAGGGAAGCCCTGAAGACGTTCACATTCCACTGGCGTGAGTCTTCTGACAGCCATTGATGCTTGATACACCGCATTGACTTGCTGAGTGACCTCTGAGGCTTGCGGAGACCTTGAGGGGTTGTTGGTAGTCAAGGCGGGTGCCAAAACAGTCCCTATCGCCTCATTATTGGCTCTAGATTGGAGTGTTTGGCTGATGTTTCCCGCCTGTAAGTTGTAGGTGTCGAAGGCTACACCCATCACACCATTTGCATTACCCCCTACCCTTAGAGTTGGGGATAGACCCTCAGTAGCATCCCGACCATCATCAATGGCACTAAAGGCAATCGGCTGCAAGATGCCGATACCACCCTGACCCTTGGCCGGGTTGGGCTGAGTGGTGTCCAAGGTCTTGGAGAGGTCAACCTCACGGCAACCGCTATCAGGGTTGCTTGACTTCATGGAGTTGCTCTCAACACTATCAAACGAGAATATCTTGGGAGAAAGGGCTACGGCATGACCATGAGCCTTGGTGAGGGTAGGTGATGGATCACCCTCATTAAACAGCCCTAGGGGCCAATCCTCGCGCCCATTGACCCTACCCAAGGCATTCTGAGTGCTGATGGGGTAGCAGTCCACCTCAACCACAGGCACATGACCACCGCCCGTACCCATGGCACTAGTCAAGGTTGGGGTGAAGTCCTCTGTAACCGCGGCATTTGGATGCTCGCTCCCCAGGACCCCAATAGATTGAGCCACAAAGGTTTGAGCATGGTGAGACTGCACACTTGGTTGCAATGCCTTGAGGGCAGTTGCTACTTCCAACTCAGTTGCACTAAAGGTGTTGGCTTGGGCATCCTCACGGATAGAG